TTTCCCTATAATATATTGATGATTTTCATCAATTTTGATTCCAATGGGTTCTTCCTTGACAGTTTCACATAATGAGTCAACCTGTGTGAGACACTCCGCACAAATGTCCGTCCATTTACGCTCTCCTTTGGCCACTTTATCTAACCCCTCTTCCATTTCTCTCGTATAGTCATAATTAAATAACTCTTGAAAATGTGTGTTCAAAAATTCCATGACAAGTATACCCAAGGGTTGTATAACCAGTTTCCCTTTTTCATTTCCAAATACCTTGGTAGAATGACTTTCCGTAATTTCGTCGTCTTCCAAGTCGTAATCTGTACATTGAACTTTTAAACCTTCAATATTCTCTTTTTTCACATATTCACGATGTTGTATTTTTTCTACGATGGTGGAAAATGTGGAAGGGCGACCTATACCCTTTTCTTCTAATAGTTGAACGAGTTTGGCTTCATGGATGTGACTTTTCATGTGTTTCATGGTTTCTCTCGCTGATATCTTCTTATAAGAGAGAATGGTTCCTTGCTTGATGGTTTGTAAAAAAACATATTTGTTATCTGTTTCTTTTTCCTTGGTCGATTTCACTTTTTTCCATCCCATAAAATCAATCATTTCACTTGTACAAGAATAGGTCGCACTTTTGGGAGCAGTTACTGTGGCGCGTATAGAATGATAAGTTGCCGGAGACATGCAACTTTCAAGTGTGGTCGTCCAAATAAGATGATATATTTTTTTGGTTCGAGAATCACAATCTTCGTCAGACAACGAGGAAACAAGGATTTGAATATTAGTTGGACGAATGGCTTCGTGAGCACAAGGAACACCGGTCTTAACATTGACGCTTTTTTTGGACTTGGAACCTTTTTTGACTATAGTTTTTTTAAGTGGTTCGGGTTCTGATTCCAATTTCAATTCCAATACCGATTCTGTAGGTTGCGTTGTTCCCCGCGCAACAAGTTCGTCGATACAAGGATGTATATAACTTGGGTCGTATGATTTTTCCAAATATGACTTTACAGATTCTACAAAATCCTTGGAATATGTTTTACTATCAGTTCGCATATAAGTAATATACCCCTTTTCATACAAGATTTGACAATGTTTCATGGTTTCCTTGGGCGAAATATGTAATTCATTGGAAACCAATTGTTGAACGCGCGAAGTGGTCAGGGGTTGAGGTGGTTCTTTTTTTATAAGAACTGGGTTTGTATAATTATATATGTGTTCGTGGTTTACTGTTTCTTCTAAAAAATCTTCCACTTCTTTTCCAGTTTCATACTGTGTGTTAAGGTCAAATGGAATACACATTGTAGTAAAATATCCTTTGGTAGAATATACTCGTTCACCCGGTGAATTTTTTATTTCCAAATAATTATCATAAATGATTTTTAGCGCTGGGGTTTGACATCGTCCGGCGGACAGACTAGTTTCTTTATTACGTGAAATATGTTTCCAAAGATAAGGCGTAACTTTGAATCCAACAAGAATATCTAATACTTGACGCGCTAACTGTGCGTGAACCAAATTCATATTGAGGGTTTTGGGTTCTTGCATTGCTTGTTGGATGGCGGTTTCCGTTATTTCATGAAAAATAATGCGTTTGGTTTTTTCTATAGAGAGACGAAACATGTCGCAAATATGCCACGCGATGGCTTCGCCTTCGCGGTCGTCATCTGTCGCCAAAATAACTTCGTCCGCACTAGCAATGTCCCGTTTCATGGATTCAATATGTTTCCTTTTTTTTACGTCATCCAGGATTTCAAATTTTGGTGTGAAATTTTTTTCAATGTCAATGGATTTCAATGATGATAGTTCTCTCAAGTGTCCGTAAGACGCAATCACTTTATATCCTGGACCTAAATAATTTTCTATTTTTTCACATTTTGCGGGAGACTCTACAATCACAATGCGTTGATAATTTGTTTTATTACGAGGTTTTGTTGTTTTTGACATGCGGTTGTAAGGGGGTGGTTATAGATAAATATGTTATATCTTTATAACATATTTTTACACCTTTTTGGAAAGTAGGGGGAAACCCCCCTAATATTGCAATAATTTTTAGAATGAATGATTGAATGTCGATATGCATTTTCGAGTGAGACTTGAAAGTTATCTAAATACCAAATAATTAGGAGGGGTCGCAGGGTAGTTTAACCAGTCCTAGGTTCCCTGCTAATAAAATAGTCAGCATTATCCACCGGGAACCCAGGAAGATAATAACAGTTTTTCATCAAGAAATCTTATGATGGGAAAAGGTACTGAATTAGAATTCCCCGAAGGGCGGGGAGGGGGCAAGGGGGAACCGGGGAACCGGAGGTTCCCCCTAAAAATAGTATACAATTATATTATATGGACTCTGAAGAATTAATAACAACCGAAGCAACAATAACGTCTCTCATTGTGTCACATCAAGCAAGAATGTTATGTATTTTATTGAACATTTTCGGAGACGCTATGTTTGGGGGTCAACCTAAAATTCGTTTTAAAAACTGTGCGATTGTGAAATTATCTCTCTTGTGTGAAAATTCAACATGGAAACTTTCGCAGGAACTTTTTTATGATGGAGAGATTGATGAAATGAAACCAGACTACATTTATTTTACAAACAATCCAGAAGTGACTGGTCTACAAAATATGGAAGGAAGGTATCAAGAGTATCCATTTCATAAACAAACTATACAAGACGGTGTTCTTAATAAACTAAAAATATCGCCTAACGATATTGACCCAAATATTATGTACGAATTTTATTTGATGCGTCATGGTCAGGCAACGCACAATGTGTATAAAGGAGTGGCGAAGATGAAATCAATCGTAAATGTAAATACGGAACTTACTCCGGTTGGTATACAACAAGCACAAAGGGTCGCAGCAGACTCTGGAATATTGGATATTCCATTTAATTATCTATTTGTATCCGACCTTGTTCGAACACATCAAACGTTGAATTCGCTTGGACTATCTTCGATTGGCACACAAGTAATTATGCTCCCATGTAGTCATGAAATTGATGGTCAATGTCCTACTTGTGATGGTTGTTCAACTCCATTTGTTCCTGGAGAAAACGCAACTAACAATAAGAGTTTTCAAAACGGCGCGGTCATCGTAGACACAACATATTACACTGGTTTTTATTCTGGAAAAAGAAGAGGGTCTGTTTCTGGTTTTAATTCGAAGAGAGAAAATTGTGCTAGCAATACATTTCTTGGAATTGCAATAAAAATAATACATGAAAAAATGGAGGCGAAAATCAAACAGTTTGAAAGTCTACCCGAGAGACCGTCATTTTCAAGTGATGACTTTGAACAAACGCAAGATGCTGGAAAACGTTCAAAAACAAAAAAAAGGCACTATCGTAAGACTGGTACCCGCCGCGGTCGAAAAAGTAAAAAACAGCATTATCCACCGGGAACCCAGGAAGATTATAACAGTTTTTCATCAAGAAATCTTATCATGGGAAAAGGTAAGGAATTAGAATTCCCCGAAGGGCGGGGAGGGGGCAAGGGGGAACCGGGGGTTCCCCCTAGTAAAAAACAAAGGACGTCTAAACGACGCAACAAAACTAAATCCAAAAGATAATAATATTAAAAAGAACTTAAAGAAGGTTTTGTTCCACTTTTGGAAAAGTGGATTTAAAGAGAAGGGTTTTGCTCCACTTTTCCAAAAGTGGATTTTACAGAGAAGGGTTTTGCTCCACTTTTCCAAAAGTGGATTTGAATTGTTTCCAAGATATATTTACTGCAGGTTCCAACTCCTCCTCTTTTTCATCCTCATATTGTGCGTTGATTTTATCCGCCTTCTTAAGAGCACTATCAATGTATAACTCCTTCAATAACTTTCCAACTACAAAAGACCCTTCATGTTGGTCGAGTTCACCGTCTTCAATTCTACGTAATACGTTCAAAAACTGGTTTAAAATTCGCAAATCAATCTCGTCCTTTTTGATTTTATTATAAATATCGGTATAATAGTTGAATAAAAATTGGCATTGGATTGGACCTTCCATATTCAACATTTCAATGTCATCCCTATATTTGGTTTTGAGAGAAATCAACATATTGATATCATTTTGTAATAAAACACTATGTTTTAAATCGCGAATCAATTGAGTTTGGTCTTCTACGTTGTTGGCAGAAATCATTTTTTGTAATTGAAGTCGCGCATTGTCGTCCATGATAGCATCTCCCATTATTTGTATATTAGGTTTATTTTTAATTTTTAAGTAAGTAAATATTTAAATGTTTATTTATATTAAGATGACAGATAGTGTTTTGAAAATAGGTTTTACAGGACAACCAGGACAGAGTCCATATAGCAACGCGGCAGCAATGCAACAAGCAGGAGTAGCGCGTCAAATGGCGCTTATAGGCAAGACAGGAGGAAGACGAAGATATCGTGGTGGCGACGGCGAAGGAACAACGAGAACAACGGGAACAACGGTTATACCCACAACTACAGTTCCTTATATTTCTGGTCTTCAAAATGGTCCAAGTCAACAACAACTCTCGGGGGCGAACACGCTATTGAATGGTCGAGCACAAGCAACCGGTGATAATGTGGCGTTGGTACCAAGCAAACACGTAGGCGGTTATAGATACTACGATTCAGGAAAAAGGGGAAGAGGAAAGGGAAAAAAGCAAAATTCTTTGCGTAAAACCCATAAACTTTTGGGCGGAAAACGAAGAAGAAAACGACGCCAAACAAGAAGAAAATAGCAGGGAACCTTAGGTTCCCCTGCGACCCCTCCTAATAACCAAGTATTTATATAATTTTTAAGTCTCACTCGAAAATGAGCGTAACAATATTTAAATATTCTAAAAACTTATTACAAAACATCAAAGTCAAGTTTTTAGGATACCAAAGAATATAAAATGGGTTTTATATGCACTTTTTTAATAAATTATTTATCAACTAAAAGAATATAAGCAAAAATATAGACATTGATACAACATAACAAACTTGAAAATGTTTAATTATATTGAGAATGAGACTAACATTTTTTATTAAACGTTGTGAACCGGAGGGCAACTACGCAGTCGCAGGTTCCCTTCTGCTAAGAATAATATAAGAATAATATAAGTTGATTTATAATGCCGAAAGGAATAGATTGGATGAATTTTGTATATGTCAATTTAGCATTTGTTGCGCAGATTGCAGCTCTATATTATTTTACAACATTAACCGATATCAAAAATAACTGGCCGAAGTATCGTTGTAACCCGATGTTTATGCCATTGTCCGATAATATTGAAAAAGACTTTACATATTGTGTCCAAAACATGCAGACCAACTTTATGGGTTATTTATTACAACCATTGACATATATTACGTCGAACTTGTCTACCATGGGTGGAGAATTCACGGATAGTATCAACTTTATTCGTGTCATGTTATCCAACATTCGCACATTTATAACAAGTATTATTGAAAGTGTCATGGGAGTGTTCTTGAATTTGATTACGGAATTTCAAAAAATCACTATTAGCATCAAGGATTTGATTGGAAAACTTATTGGTGTGATGGTTACAATTATGTATATTATGGATGGTAGTATCAAGACCATGCAAAGTACATGGAATGGTCCACCCGGTCAAATGGTGCGAAACTTGGGTCATTGTTTCCACCCCAAGACTCTTGTGAAACTCCAAAATGGAGAGAAAAAGTATATGAAGGATGTTCGACTGGGGGATGTTTTGGAGAATGGGGCAGTGGTCAATGCGACGATGAAGGTAGAAAATAAAATCAAGGGAGAAGAACTCATGGTTTTTGAAGGCGCTGGTGTAGATGGTGAAGATATTTATGCGACTGGTTCACATTATGTTTTGAATGATGTGACGGGGTCTTATGTCAAAGTTTGCGACCATTCTTCTGCCAAAACACAAGTGAAAAAACGAACCAAATGGTTTTCGTGTTTGATAACAAGTGACCATACTATTTCTATCGGGAAACATGTATTTTGGGATTGGGAAGATTGGAGACTACCATTGAATAACTAATTTCTCTCGATGAAAAAACAAATGTAGTACAATATTATTGTATTAGATTTGTGTTGTGTTATAAAAGTGAACTGTCTGAATCATTTGATTCATAATAACATTGGTGTCGTCTCATTAAATGATGGCACTATACATGACTCATTTTCTACTTCCCCACCAAAAATAGTTTTAACCCTTCGCACTACAAAGAAATTAA